AGTCTTTGCTTTTAGTTTACCAGTGCGATCATACCAATCTCCGTGACCGTCTCCTACCAATCCCAACCGCTTTGCTTCTTGCGATGCTTTGGTAGTCCTTGCTTCTGTTATGAATGTTAGGAACTGCTTCACTGATTTTTTGATAAATTTGTTTTTCGTTTTCGTATATAAAAACCAGACCTGCTGTTCTCATATGAATATATTTATCATCTGTTTCAATGAACGATGCAAAGAACCTTCTAAAGTCTTCCATCTCTCGCTTTTGTATTTGTTTTCTTTTAGGTGAGATAGTATACATTTCTATCACAACATCTATAAAATCATCCATTTCTTTTTCTATACTGACTTAGTGCGTACGTAGTGTTCCTACACATCATAGCATCATCACGCAACTCATTAGCAAATGCTTGATCATTTAAGTTGACAGGTGATGGTATAACATTCCCTGTGATTTTCATTGCTACAGAAAAACCAAAAGATCCACCCATTTTAGGTCTAAATCTTATCCCCATCTCACTCACACTGCTTGCAAACCTTCGTACACCATAGACACCTGATAATCCCATTGGATCTTTGTTGAAATAGTATAACCCATGACTTGATATGTTAATATAATTACACTGTTTAGCAGTATAATAGTTTGCACACGCTGCTGCTATACCGTTTATAGGCATGACTACCTCAGGAAACTTCGCTATGTCATGTTCCTTCGCTTCTCTTGGTAGAGTGTTAGGTGTGCCTGATTTATATCGAAATCTTTTAGGTTCACCTCTCCACTTAGTGTTTATCGCTTGCATAACATTTGCTGCTGTCAATAACTTTCTATTCTCTACATTCTCTGTGGTCATTTTACCAGTCAATATCCACCTTTTTTGTGAGTATTGGTATGACAATGCACTAGAGCCATAGTCATCCTCAGGACTCAACTTCAATTCAATTCCTTGCACCTTCCCTATGTCTTCACCACCACCTAAGCTAGCAATATTTGCTATTCTTTTTACTGCTTTGTTTACCATGTAGTTTTTTATGAATAGTTTCAAATCTATACCATGACCACCCATCTTAGGGGGTGTAAACCCTGCAGGTACCATTCCTTTATCTCTATACAACGAATATTGTTCATACAATACACCAGTGTTTCGCACCTCTGGTTTAGGCATCTCTTCATCATAATATTGAGTAAGAGTCTCTTCCATTTATTTTCATTACCTTGTCCTCGTATTTATTTACCTATCGTCAGTTTTCCTATTCTCAGAGTAAAATTCAGAGAAGTGTCCCTCAGGATATCTCTTCTCTAGTTTTTTGATGTTAGTATCAAGCACCTCATCCATATCAATTTCTAATGCCATGCATGCTTGTGCAACATACCACATGACATCACCTAATTCTATCTTTAGATGCTCTAGATTGTCTTTATCTGCAGGTTTGCCTTGGAATATCATCTTCTTGACGATCTCCATGAACTCACCACCCTCTGCACTGATACCTACAGCAGCAGTAAGTAGTCTCTGTATCGCTACATCACCACCTAATTCCTGTAATCTGTATATAAATGCATCAGATTC